TGGCCTATCAGTTCCAATGACAGACTCGAATACTTGGGGCGCAAGTGGAAGGTAACAGAAGTCGAAAGCTATGGTAGTGGTATTGACGGCGTTATTGTTGGACCAATTTACCTGACAACGCTGGACGGCAAACTAATTACTACGCTTGACGGGAAAGCCTTTATCGTGCAAGGCTCAGAAAGTGGAACCACAGCCTTTGCTATGTACGCAAGCAAGATCACAGCGAGGGCGGAATAATGGCAAAACGGCGCAAGCTAATGAAGAAAGGCAAAGGCTTCGGTCTTGAAAAAATGTCTGACGAGATTAGGGATGCTGCGTTTACGGCGCTACGCAATGCCGCCAAGGAAGTAGTAAACGACCTTGCTACCATCGGCCCAGCCTGGGGTGGTGACTTTAGGGATAGCTGGTATGTTGAAACTGCCGATGGCAAGAGAGGCGCGAGGCCAGGCGGCGAGAACGGCAAGTACAATCTCTTTAACATTCCCTTGCTTAAGACCCAGGGCCGTAACGCGAAGGGCCAGTTTACATCTTCCCTGCCAGCAAGCGGAAGCAAAGTTGAGCTGCTTATCGGCAACTCTTCCCCCTACGCGCAAGAGGCAATGGATCTTATCCCTGGCAGGTTTATACGGCAAGAAGAAGATCCAATTAAAGCGCCAGTTGCAATAGGCAGAAGGGTTGGTAAGTATCGGGGCGATGTCAAGGAAATGTCAACAGACGCGATAGCGGAGTCGGGCAAGCGACCGGCAATGTCAACGGCAGAGAAAGACTGGTACGATAACTATATGGGAGGCGGCAAGTTCAAGGCTGCTATTAAAAAGGGCGCAAAAGCCGGCTTCCTTATTCCTGTAAACAAAAGATGACAGTCCCTTTTCAGCAGATTCGTGGCATTTACGAACGCATTGTAATTGATGCCGCCAGTCCGGTGCGGGTTTATGTCGAAAATCAACTTGCTACTGAGTTTGCAGATGATGACGAATACTGTCTTGTTCGTGTTAATTTTGGCCTGATGCAAGAGCAGGCTATTGGCGCTCAGGCTTCGTGGCACATTCGAGGCTCTCTGGTGTGCGAAATCTTCACCCGCAAAAGCATCGGCCCAGGCCGGGGCCTGGTCATCGCCGGCCCTGTGATCGACGCGCTATCGGCCCTGAACGGCTCGATCCCGCCACCAACCCAGCAGATCATCGCTCGCGTCGGCACGCTCACAGGGCCGACCCAGGCGCAACTACAGGACCGGGCGCATCACTTTACCCGGTTCTCTATGCCCTTCATGGCTCGCCACAGGGAGTAGACTGGCGGCTACAGCAATCACCGGCCACAGGTCGGACCTCCTATGCCCGTCGCGAATTGTGGCCCTGTCAGCGTTTTAACGGGCCAAGATGGCATGATCGCCATGAAGCCCCCCGGTACTCTGGCCTGCCTGCTTGACAAAACTGATTTTCCTGCTCCCGTTAGTCCTGCTACCACTTCGGTTCTTCATATTCCTGCTAATTCTGATTTTCGTGTTGGTGATCCTGTAACTTTCACGGAAAAAGGAACCGCTAACCTTGATGCTGCCATCACTGATGGAACAGTTTATTACATCAAGACTCGTCCCACTTCCACGTCTTGCACTATCTCTGCCACTCTTGGCGGCGCTGCGCTTGCTTTTACCGGCAACGGTGGCGCTGGCGGCGCGAACACTCCAGGCGAAGGCAACCACATCGAGATGAGCTTTGCTACGGCTTATGCCATGTGCGAAGTGCCGTCTGTTGACCTTACCCTTACAAGGGGCGAGATTGACATTACCTCTCTTCCTTGCAAGCCTGGCCCTGGTACTGGCCCTAGACTTGCTCGATTCCGCAGGTATCAGGCCGGTTTTGCAGATGGCAACGGCACCCTGACCATGCGCCTTACCGAAGACCGCCTTGCTTTCACCAATCGTATTATTCAAGGTACGATGTTTAACGATCAAAACGGTGCCCAGTTGAAGGCGTACTTTAGTGCCGTCGCTACTACTGGCAACCCGAACATGGTTGACGATGCTGCTTCGTTGCCTTGCATCTTCCCCATTGTCCTGCTTGGGTTCAGCGGCGCTATCTCACAAGATGATAGCCCGACTGAGGTTTCGATTAACTATCGAATCTCGGACACCCCCACCAACCTTTTTGGCTTGACTGACTTCTGATCGTTTGCGGATCGTCACACAGCGGGGCTTCGGCCCTGCTGTTTCATGCCTTGACCCGGTGCTATGATTCCCTCGTTGCAACATCCTTCCCATGGCCAAAAACGTCAAAGAGCTTCTTAAGGCAACCCGCCAACGTCGCAAAGTGGAGATCACGCTATCCACTGGCGCATCGTTTGACATGTATTGGTGGCCCCTTACCGATGCAGAGGACGAAACAATCAGGGAAGCAGTTAGGAATGACAGGAATACCAACGCCTATGGCTTGAGCGTGCTTATTAAGCGTGCTGAGTACGAAGATGGCACAAAGATGTTCGACCCTGTTGCCGATAAAGGCGAAATGCGCCAGGAATATGCCAAGGCAGACTTGACCAATATGATGGTTGCAATTCTCGATAACGGAGGTATGCTAGCGGGCGAAGACTCCAAAAGCGATCAAGGAGGCGATAAAGAAGGATTCGGCCCTGATGCTTAGACTTGCGTTATGTAAGGAGCTGGGAATGACACCTTCTCAGTTCGCAAACAACGCAACTCAGGATGACATAATTATGCTTGCTGCATATTTTGAAATCCTGGCCGATCAGATACCAGCCGTCCCACAGGCCAGCCAACCCAGGAGGCGCTAAGGTGGGACACTGGCGCAAAGGCAGGGAGTGAGCGACTATCGGGGGCTAATCAGCGTTGGCATACAGGGCCTTGGCGAGATTCGCCAACTTAATGCGGAGCTTCAGAAGACCACTCAGCTATACGGCAATCTCCAGGAAGCACAGCTTATTGTAGGCCAGCTTGCGCAATCTGCCACTCGCAATGTTCGCAGAGCAGCCGGAGACGTTGGACAAGGTATCCGTGACTTGCGAGGGGCCACGCGATGGCAAGCCAGCGCAGCTCAAGCCCCTGATTCCGCTGGCAGGTACACCCAGGGCGGGGGCACGATGGCGCAGCGTAGGCTTGCCAACCAAGCCTACGAAGCAGCAAGGGAGCGTGCCATCGCGGCAAAAAGAAGGCTTAGAGAGGAGGAGCAAAATCGCCGCTTAATTGCGGCAGCCGAAGGCAGGTACGCAAGAGCGCTTAACCGCACAAGCAACATTCGAGAGAACATACAGAGCAGAGCTAACGATGCGGCCAACAGGTTAGCAAGCGTTTCGGCAGGCATTGGTAACGCAAGCCGTGGCAATTACCTTACCAATCTATACCAAGGCCGGCAACGGGAGTTTGCAAGGGGCGGCGCTGGTATGGGCCTAAGCCCAGAGCTGCAACAGCAAGCCCGTAACGTCCGTGGCGCCTGGGACTTAGCGACTGCTGGCGGCAGAGAAAATCTGCAACTAATGCAGCGAGTCGCCACCGAAATGGCGGGCTTATTGCGCCAGCAAAACGAGCTAAACCGTGGCCGCGCTGGACGATCTACCGGCTTCGAGACGGGTAGACGCGGCCAGGAAAGGATCACCGCCCTATCTGCAATGCCGGGAGCAGACCCAGCGCGAATTAGAAGGCTTCGCTCGCAAGCAACAGATGTAATTTCCGCCAGCAATACGGGCGACATTGCAGGCTCACGCGCAGCAACGTTGCGCATGAATGCTTCGATTGGCAGATATACACGCGAACTAAATGCGGCGGCGGCAAGTTTACGAGCTGCAATGAATCGTGGCGGGCCAAGCCTGCCCATTCGTGGCGGCGCTCAGATGGCCGGCTCCCCTGCCTACATGGATCGACTGGCGCGACTTGGCGGCCCAAGAGAAAGCATCAGAGGCAGAAAGAATTTAGAAGGTTCGCCGGCCTACATTGAAGAACAGTCTCGGCAATTACAGCGAGCCATAAACGCAGGCGGGCCAAGGGAAAGCATTAGAGGCAGGAAGAATCTTGGCGGTTCCCCTGCCGCTGTTACGGAAGGCACTAGAAGGCTTAACGCCGCCAGGAAGGCTGCTGAAAAAGCTGCACTAAAAAGGGTTGCGATTCAGGCGGCTTTAGATAGCAGGGCGTTTGATGACAGGCTAAAAGAATCAGACAGTCTGGCAAGGAAAGAAATTAACCAGATCAAGATAGAAGGCAAAGAGGCTGGAAAGACCTTTGGCCAGCGTTTGCAAAATCGTGTCAAAGCAAGACGACTCGAAGCCAAAGGCCAGAAAGACCTTAGCGCTGCTACCCAGGCGGCCCAGGGCGCAACCGCAAAGGCGATTACAACTCAGGCGACACTAGAAGGCAGGGCATTTGATGACAAGCTAAAAGAATCAAATACACTTGCAAAGCAGGAAATAAAGCGAGCGAAAGCAGACAATAGGGATGCCGGCAGGGACTTTAGCCAGCGTTTGCAGAATCGCGCCAAAGCAAAACAGCTAGAGGCTAAGGGACTGGAAAACCTTAGCGCTGCTACAAAGACCGCGCAAAGCGCAAGTACAAGCGCAGCCGTAACACAAGCAGGAATAAACGCTAAACCGTTCGATGACAGGTTAAAGGCGTCTGCCGAAGCCACAAGGAAAGAAGCAAAACAATTTGACACGCAAGGCAAAGAAGCTGGAAAAGCCTTTGAACAGCGCCTGCAAAATCGCGTTGATGCCGGCAAGAATCTTGGCGCCGCCACTCAAGCGGCTCAAGTCGCCGCTACAAAAACAGCCGCAGTCCAGGCAGCTTTAGACGATAAAACGTTCAAAAATAAACTGGACAAAATAAATCAACTTGCCAAAGCAGAGTTGAAACAAATCAAGGACAGTGACAAAGCTGACTTAAAAGCCTTTGACGATAGACTGAAAAATCGTACAGCCAAGAAAAAGCAAGACAAGCAAAACGCCTTCTTCCAAGGCGATGCACGGAGCGCAATTGGTGACGCGCTGATCGGTGGCGCCTTCCCGGCGCTGTTTGGCCAGGGCCTTGGCGCATCGACGGGCGGCGCGGCGGGCGGCCTTGTGGGCGGCCTGGCAGGCGGCAACTTCGGCTTTGGCCTGTCGCTAGTTGGCACAGCAATCGGCCAGGCGGTTGACACTACAGTAAATAATTTAACTGAACTTGCCGATGCAATTAGAAGCCCAAGCAAAGCGCTCGATGCTTTAGAGAAAAGCGGCCTTGCCTCTAGCAGGGGCCTTGAACAAACAAGGCTTTACGTTGACCAGCTAACTGCAGTCGGTCGTTCTTATGACGCGCAGACGCTGGTGCTTCAGGAGGTCGAAAAGCGTCTTGGCCCTGGATCGGTGCGCCAGCTTAACGCACTTGAGTCAGAGCAGCGGCGATTACAGGAGCAATGGTCTTCGATTGCCGGCACACTGCAATCTGAGTTATTGCCTGCGCTTGTTGGCTTTACTGGCGTAATTGCCGACACCATTAACGTAGCGCGTGGCATTAACACCCTGCCAGGCGCCAAACAGGTTGGATTTGCTCTTAGGGGCCAGGGGATTGGCGGCGCCATATTAACGGCGGCCAACCCACTTGGCGGCGCTACTGCTTTGTTCGACAAGCTGCAGCGGCGCGGCAAAGCGGTTGCGGCGGGAGCGGCGGGAAACAGGCAGGCTGCAAAACCTCAGGACGAATTTGCTGCCGGAACAGCGCAGATCCAAGAATCGCGTAAACTTGCAGATCAAATACAGTCGGCCTATCGTGAAGCGTTCGGCCTGCAACGGCAAGCGTATGACTTACAGCGCGATGGCGCGAAGCTAAACAAAGACATTGCTGATTACAGTTACAAAAAAGAACGTGAGATATTTGACTTGCGCCAACAGGCGGCAGAGAAGCAGATTGAGAATAATCGCGCCAGAGCGCAAAACCGCATCGAAGGTAGCGATCTGAATGCTCGCCAAACATTTGCGGCGGCTGTTGGCTTTGAACAGCAACTGCTAACAAATGTGCGCGAAGTAGTGCGCTCCAGGAAGGAAGGTGAGGCTGATATTGAACAGTCAAGAAACAGGCTTGAGCTTGCGATGGCGAAGCTCAATCGTGATGTTGAGGATTACAAGCGCACAAATGCACGCGAAATAGAAGACATTGAGCAACGCAAGCTCTCCTATGTGCGCTCAGTAGAAGATTACAAAATGAAGGTTGCGGATCATGTTCGTGATCGCGCAAGAGAAGCCGCTGATTTAATGCGCCAGGCCATGACGCTGCCTGACATGGGTGCTGCTACTGCGCCTGGTGCTCCACGGGCTGCCGCTGGCTCGATGACCGGGCAGGTTCCACGGACGCTTATGGGTACGCCTGGCGTTGTTGAGTATCTTACCGGCGACAGAAGTTCGCCTGGCTATAGGGCCGACCATGGTGGGTCCAACTATCACGAACACATTGCTTTTGCAAGCAGAAAAATAAGGGACAACGTGATTGCCATGCTGCAACGCAATGGCATCCAGATTGGCTCCACGGATGGAGGGCGCCATGCTGCGGGCAGCTACCACTACAGCGGCCAAGCGGTTGACATACCAGCGTCTCAGGTTCCCGTAGGCAAGGAAGACGCCTTGGCTAAGCGTGTCCGTGCGCTTGTTGCTGCGCATCTTGGTATGCCATCCAGCAACGTCCAAGGCCAAGCCGCAACACAAATTAGCAGCACTTCTCAGCCGCCTAAATTCAACCAAGTCCCCATTGGCCCTACACCTTCTGCCGCGCCAACGAATGCTGCCAACATGGCGGCACGGTTACAGCTTGCCGGCGGAGAGAAAGAAGCACTGAAAATCCTAGAAGAACAAAACAAGCTCAAGCAAAAAGGTATCGAGCTTGGCCAGATTGAGCAGATTTTGCAAGCCAACCAACTGCCGCAGCTTAAGCAACAAGAGGACACCTTAAAACAGCAGGTTGAAGCAAGGCAAAAGATTCTTGACCTTAGCGACAATGCTGCTTCAGTTGCTGATATTGAAGCGGAGAGCAGGGCGCGAATCACGCAGCTTGAGCTAGACCGCAGCAATGCACTGGCAAAAATTAAGAAACAGTATGGCGATGATCCCGCGCTTACGGGAATGGTCAACAAGCGGGCTGACCTTGCTGTTGGCGTTGCCAAGAATGAAGAGAGACAGCGCCGCATAAACCTTGATCTCAATAATAAGCTGCAAAATCAAGAACGGGCTCGTTCTGCCATCCTGCAACTACAGGAAACATTAGCAACCGGCAAAGCGGAAGCTGCTGCACTGGAGCGCGGCAAACTACAGGCGAGCAATGTCGAATTGCTTAAGGCTTCTGAGCTTTATCAGCGTGCAAGTGAAGCTGAAAAGACTAAGCTAGCCTTGCTTACAGCGCAAACCGAAGAGCTTAGCAAGCAAAATGAGTTCCGCAAGCGTATTAACGAAATCAGGAACGAGGCCCGTTTCACTGGCGCCGGCCTGCGTGCAGGGATGATCGGAGCGCCAGCACGGGCTTTTGAAGAAGAGATGAAGCGCTCTGGCAATATCGACCGGGCCACTGGCCTGGCCAACGAAACCAAGCTGCTCGAAAATCAGCAACTTGTTTGGGGCAATCTTGAGAAGAATATCGTTGCTACGTCTGACGCTATTTCCGGCGCATTAACAAATGGCTTGGTAAGCATTGCCGATGGCTCTAGGGAAATTGGAGACATAGGGCGCGACATGCTAAGGGCTATCTCTAGCAGCTTTGCCGATTCTGCGCAACAGCAACTAAGTGTTTTGACGCAACGTCAAATAGGTGGCCTGCTGGGCGGTCCCAATGGGCCATTGGTCAAGATGCTTGGCCCAGGCGTAGACGCTGCATCGGGCGGTGGCGAGACGGCGTTGAGCGCGTCTTCAATGGCTGCCGCTGGCTCGCTTAACGGGCTCACGGGAGCGGCTATCGCTCTACAGACGACATTCCAGGCCATGGCAGCACAGGGCGTCCTCTCCGGCCCGATGCTTTCCGGTGCTACGGGCGGCCTTGGCGCGGCGCTTTCCGGCTCCCTCGGCAACATCGGATCGGCATTTTCGACCCCCACCTTCGGGGGCTTCATGGCCAAGGGCGGGATTACCAAGCCTGGCGAGGTTTATGTTACGGGCGAGAAAGAGCCAGAGTTCTTCTTTCCTGGCGTCACTGGCCGGGTTGTCCCACGTTCCGACATGCAAAAAGCAGAAGCATTGCGTAATAGTGGAAGCGAATCGGATTCTCTTGACATTAGCTATACTGTCAGGGAAGAAAGGGGAGAGCGTTACGTTACAGAAGATCAGCTACGCAAGAGTAATGCTATGGTTGAAAGGCGAGCGTTTGCCAGGACCATTAACGGCATGAAGAACAATGGCGCCCTTCGTGATTCAATTAACATATAATGATCGACGTAACCCATTACATCGAGTTTCTTGATGCTACTGGCGCCGCGTTGCCGCTGCCGTTACGCTATCAACCTTTCTTCATTGGAGAGAATAGAACATTTAACGGACTGGAGTACAAGTTTAGCCCTTACAGTATTGCCGGCGACCTGTCAACTGATGGCAACGAAAGCGGAGACTATGAGTTAATTGCGCCAGCAAACATTATCTCAACCGCAAAACTATGGCAAGCGTCTGAGGATTTATTGCTTGCCAAGATTTCGACCGTGCTACTTGTTGGCACGCCACCATCTAGTGTAAACGGATACCCGACATGGAACGAGTTGAACTTCCTAAGCTCAACCATTTGCGTTTGCGATACCTTTAGCTATGCCGACGCTGTGCCAGGAGAAGAAGAAGCATTCTCTGTTGTTACCTTGAAACTTGGCAATCCGCTTAATTTTGTCACAGGGACCGCGCCAACCCGTAGACTCACGGCGGCCCAAGTCGGGCCACTGCCATCTAGCGGAGGGATTTCGTTTTGACATTTTGGCGCGAATGGTCTGGTTTGCCCTGGAAACTCGGCGCAGACCCACGGGACGGTCGGGCAGCCTGCTGCTTCCGGACGGCCCAGGCGGTACGTCAGGAGCTGGGAATGTCTTGGCCGGCAGATCGTATGCGGAGCTGGTACACGGCGGCTGAGCGGGGGCACTGGAGGGAGCTGGACGAAGACTGGACCGAGCTGACCGAACCTATCGAGAAGCCTGAGGCCGGCGCCTTGATCCGCTTCGACCGGGGAGACGGCTCTTTCGGCGTTGGAGTGCTTCCTAATGCAGACACATTTATTACCGTCAGGCATTATGGCTGCCTAATTGCCGGTCCTGTCAACGCTTGCGGCTCACTTAAACTTTTTCGCTTGCTGTGATCAAGTTACTCCCTTACGAAAAACGCCTTGCTCAAATTCTGGGCGTATCTGAAGATGCGTACCGGGAATGGAGGGCAATTACGCTAAGGGAGTCAGTAGAACGGCCTGCTGCCGCCGAAGGGCCAGTATGCGGGCCATTGGTTCCTGTACTTGTTAATTTAGCGATCTCAGTTGGCGTATCGCTACTGTCTTCGCTGCTGTTCCCGGCGCGGCAACAATCGAGAATCACTACCACCAGAAAAAGCGGTACTCCAACAACTAACAACCAACGATCTTCGCCGCGCTTCGGGTTTGACTCGATGCAGGAACCTGCCAGGATCGGGCAATTTGTTCCCGTAGTAATCGCCAAGCGCGAGAATAACCTTGGCGGCGTTCGTGTCGCAATGCCGTTGCTTTGGTCGCAGATGCTGGCCAGCAACGGATCAGTAATGTTTCGTGGTATTTTTCTTGGCGGCACCGCTGGAATGCCGGCAGATGCTTGGGACCAAAGGGGCTGGGCGTTTGGGAATAACACGCTTGGCGCTTACGCATACACCGGCACAGCGTTAAGTCAGGGAGCGCGATACTCCATATATTTTGCGCCTAACGGTGGGCGGATTAACTCAACCCAACTCATCGCCGGCAGAAGTGCAAACAGAGATCCTGGCAACTCGCAAAATAGTGGCGGCCAAGATGTATTTGCGCTTGAAACCACAAGCGGTCAATACAAGACAGCATTTTGCATGAGCGAAACGCCATCAACCAGTACGGCGTTTGGCCTGTACGGTTGGTGCCCTAACGCGATGATGCACAGGCAACCAGTAACAATACAGCCAACCATCGTAGCAAGGATTGACGATGACGACAAGGTACGCACTGATGACGATGCAGCGGCCTTGGTAGAGATATGGAAAGGTAAATTCTATTGGTCAATGCGAAGCGGGCTGCGCAAGCGCAAGACCAGCGGCTCTTCGACATGGACGACTCCTGCTACCGGCGACTACCAAATCGTTACACAAAGCGTTGCTGTTGGCGATTCGCTGCTCTACGCGATCACCGGCACTACTGACGCTAAGACAAAGATCCGATTTAATACTACCAATTCACGGGTCATAGATAATGATGCAGAGTCCGAAGCGGAAATGGGTGGCGTTGCGGCTGCTGTTGCCGGCGTGCAAAACTCGGCAGATTCTGCCTTAATTCCTAACGAGCTTTACAGAATAGGCAGTTGCTGGGCGATACTCGAAGAAAGAATACCGGAAAGCTCTAGCGAGTCAATCTTTATTAGCGACTCAGAGCAAGAGCCTGTTGGCGATGGCAACAGCATGGAATATGTCTTTACGGTAGTACAGGCCGGAAGCGTGCAATTCATTGGTCCTAAGTTTCTGTTTCCAGATGAATCCGGCACTACGATTCTGCCACCAGAGTACAACCCAAGCAATGATCTGGCCAATTTGCAAAGCGGTACGCAAGGCCGTTACAAGCTATGCTCCCAAGCCGCGCAAGTCTTTCGCATGGCGATAGCATCATTTAGCGCAGTGAGAGAGTTTAGGGTTTGCGAAATTATCATTAAGTCAAGAGTTGGCATAACAGTAAATGGCATAACGGGTTTCAGGTCATGCCCGAAAGTGCAGACCATCAACAGTCGCGCCGGTCAAAACCAAGTCGGCAAGACAGCGAATGGCGTTATATCGGTTTCCCGTTACGATAGCGGCGGAGATTCTATCACTACAAAGACACGTCGCTATAGCTGTTTCAACTTGCAATACAGCCTGGACCGTGGCGCAACATGGACGCAGTTCCCTGACGTTTTTGCGGTCGCCGGCATCAGCGGTGAAGAGATCC